CACAAGCAAGAACAATTTCTGCTTCAAGTGTATCTGGCAATCAACCCTCATATCTCGACAAGGGATATAAACAAGTTACAATCTTTGATAAGAACTATTTTGATGGTCAAAGAATGATTGCTTCAGCTCAAAACGAAGGTCTCCAGTTGAATGGTGACACTTTTGCTGGTAATAAGTCATTTGAGATGCAATTTACTTTATTGACAGGAAACTCTAGAATTAGTCCTGTCATTGACCTGGATAATGCATCTGTTGTTTATACAATGAACAGAGTTAATCGTCCCGTCACAGATTATGTGGCTGACTTTAGAGTTAATGGAACTGAAGATGATCCTAACAGATTCACCTATGTATCTAAGAATGTAACTCTTGAGAATCCAGCAACATCATTACAAGTTCTCCTTGATGGTTATGTATCAAACTTCTGTGACCTTAGAGTGTTCTATGCAGTTGATCAAGATGTACCAGTAGAAGATACAATCTTTGTTCCTTTCCCTGGTTATAAAAACATTGATATCAACGGTGCTATTCTTGATATTTCATCAAACAATGGTACTCCCGATAAGAGAGTTCCTAAGGTTGACGCTTATGTCCCAGAACCAACTCAAGATCAATATAAAGAGTACAAATTTACTATTGATGAAGTAAAACCATTCAAGTCATTTAGAATTAAGATTATCGGTACTTCGACAGATCAGTCTAATGTACCAATGATCAGAAACCTGAGAGTACTTTCATTCGCATAATATGGACAATATGATTCCTGTTGATGGAATGGATGGCTACTATAGAGACATCCATTCTGGTGCCATTGTAAATACAAACAACATTGATTATGAAACATATGTGAGGAACCGACAGAAATTGAGTGAGGATAAAAAAAAATTTGATTCTCTTCAGTCTGAGGTAATTAATTTAAAAAGTGACGTGACAGATATTAAGAATATGCTTAATTCTATCACTGATTTATTAAATAAATAGACATATAAGTAGGTCTCATTATAGATGGCACAGCCTAGTACTAGACAAGAACTGATTGATTATTGTTTAAGACAATTGGGTGCTCCAGTCTTGGAGATCAATGTTGCAGATGAACAGATTGAAGACCTTGTAGATGATGCCATTCAGTATTTCCAGGAGAGACACTTTGATGGTGTCACCCAGGTTTATTTGAAGTATGAAATTACTGAGGAAGATATTAAAAGAGGTAGAGCAAGACCACCTGGTGCACCTCAGGATGAAAATGGAACAACTGGTATCACTTCAATAACAGCATCTGCTAATGTTGCTGGTACTACAACTAATTTCACTTATTATCAGAACAGCAATTACATTCAGATTCCTCCATCAATCATTGGTGTCAATAAGATCTACCAATATCCTGATGGAATGGGTACGGGTATATTCAATGTAAGATACCAGTATATGTTGAATGATTTTATCGGATTGAATGGTTGGGGTGCTGGTGGTTTTGATTTGTTGTCATACTCAATGACAATGTCATACCTTGAGACAATTAACTTTATTCTAAACACACATAAACAGATTCGTTTTAATCAAAGAACTGATCGATTGTATATTGATGTTGACTGGAGTGATCTAACTGCTGGTGAGTTTTTAATTCTTGATTGTTGGGCAATGAATGATCCCAATGATTATGCAAGAATCTACAATGATTCATTTATCAAACCATATCTAACAGCACTGATCAAGAGACAGTGGGGACAAAACTTAATTAAGTTCCAGGGTGTTAAACTTCCTGGTGGTATTGAGTTCAATGGCAGACAACTATACGATGATGCACAAGCAGAATTAGACAGGATTCAGGAAAGAATGATGAGTACATATGAGTTACCACCTCTTGACATGATTGGGTGATGACATATGTTAAATCCCTTTTTTCTTAACGGTACAAGATCTGAACAAAACCTTATCCAGAGTCTTGTCAACGAACAGTTACAGATGTATGGTGTGGAGGTGTATTATCTTCCAAGAACATATGCCACGACTAACACAGTTATTCGTGAAGTCATTGAGTCTGAATTCAAGAATGCATATCCTTTAGAAGCATATATCGATAATTACGAAGGATATACTGGTCAGGGTACCATCCTATCAAAATTTGGTATTGAAAATAGAGATGATCTTCAATTGATTATCTCAAAAGAGAGATTTGAGAACTATATTGCACCATTGACTGAAGGTCTTCCAAACATGGAATTGACCTCTAGACCAAAAGAAGGTGATTTGATTTATTTTCCATTGGGAGATAGATTATTTGAGATTAAATTTGTTGAACATGAACAACCATTCTATCAACTCAAGAAGACATATGTCTATGAATTGAGATGTGAACTCTTCAGATATGAAGACGAAGTTATTGATACTGGTGTCGATACTATTGATGATGAGATTGCACAAATTGGTTATATTCAGACACTGAATCTTATTGGAGCAGGTACTTCTGCTACGGCAACTGCCCAATGGTGTCCATCTGGAGCAGTTAATCGGATTTTCCTTTCCAATATGGGAAGAGGTTATACTGCCAATCCTGTGGTTGGTTTCTCATCTGCACCTTCTGGAGGAACCACTGCAACAGGTATTGCTTCCGTATCTTATGAATACCCTGCATGTGATGGAAAGTCAGGAAGGGTTCCTGCAATATACCTAACAAATGCTGGTTGTGGTTATACAGTTGCACCTTGGATTAATGTTACTGGTGGTGGAGGTGCTGGTTTTGCAGCAACAGTAGGAATCTCTACCAATGGCTCTATTCAAAGTATAACAGTCACTGATGGAGGTTCAGGATATGTAACTGCACCAACTGTTTCTATTGGTAGAACTGCAGGAACTTATCCACTGTTTAGTTCTAATAGATACTCATTTGACTCAAATACAAATACATTTGATTCCAAATATCCATCACCAAATAGGTCTGCTGTGGGTGTGGCTACCATCAGTGCTTCTGGTATTGTTACTGCGATTTATATACTTGATGGTGGTGAGGGATATGATACCACACCTATAGTTACAATCACTCCTCCAATATCAGCAGACTCAAGTGTATCACTTGGAGGAACATTTACATTCAACGAAATTGTAACTGGTTCTATCTCTGGATCAACAGCAAGAGTCAAAGAATGGAATGGTGTAACAGATGTTATGGAAGTTGGAATTATTGACGGTAGTTTCGTTTATGGAGAGTATCTAACTGGTTCTGAGTCGGGTGCAAAATATGTTGTTGGTAGTGTAAATACTGATGATTTAGTCACACCTTATGCTGATAATGACACAATTGAGTCTGAAGCAGATGTAATTATAGACTTCTCATCAAGTAATCCGTTTGGTATGCCATAAATAAAGGTATAGTGCTACAAAATAATGTTTGAGTATTTTTATAACGAGATCTTTAGATCCGTAATTATTGGATTTGGTTCGCTTTTTAATGGAATTCAAATCAAACACAAAGATGATACTGATGATGTGGTCAGTATGATCAAAGTTCCTCTTGCATATGGACCTACTCAAAAATTTCTTGCAAGATTAAAACAAAATCCTGATTTGAATCATCCAACTCAGATGACTCTTCCTAGGATGTCTTTTGAGTTTACTAATTTACAATACGATCCCTCCAGAAAATCTACTCAAACACAGCAGATGGTTTTGGCATCTGCAGATGGATCAGAAGAAAGAAAGTCATATCTTCCAGTTCCTTATAATATGACAATAACTCTTTCAGTTTACACAAAACTGAATGATGATATGTTACAAATTGTAGAACAAATTGTTCCATACTTTCAACCTGGTTATACCCTTCCTATTAAGTTTTTAGGTAACTTCAATGAAGTTATGAATGTTCCCGTTGTACTTGATAACATTGATATGTCAGATGAGTATGAAGGAAATTTCGATACAAGAAGAGCTTTAATTTATACTTTTACATTTACAGCAAAAACTTATGTCTTCGGTCCTCTTAAGGATGTATCTGGAGACATCATCAAAAAGGTCACTATTGGTTATGTTGCTGGTTCGAAGTCTGGTACATACGAAAGGGATCTTACATATCAGTCAACACCTAGAGCAATTAAGGATTATGATGGTGTTGTGGCAACCCTTCTCGCAGAAAATGTTGATATGAGTGAAACCGTTATTGATGTTGATAATGGTAGTACAATTTCTGCTGGTACATACATTTACATCGATCAAGAGGAGATGTATGTTGAAAGTGTAACTGGAAACAAATTGGTAGTGAGAAGAGAACAGGATAAGACACCTCTCCAAAACCATGTTCTTGGTTCAAAAGTCTACACTATTACTCAGGCCGATAACAATATGATTGAACTTGGCGATGACTTCGGGTTTGATGGTAGTATTATTTGAGGGTAATATATGGATAAGTATGAAAAGTTAAACGAAACTTTCGATGTAGAACCTATCGAATCTAAGGTAGAAACTAAAACTGATATCGAAAAAAAGATTGCTAAATTTGAAAACTCCAAAGAAGATATACGTAAAGACTACGAATATACGAGGGGTAATTTATATTCAATCATCGAAAAAGGACAAGAAGCAATCAACGGTATCTTAGAACTTGCTCAAGAAAGTGAAATGCCTCGTGCATATGAAGTTGCAGGTCAATTGATTAAAAACGTTTCTGATGCAACAGATAAGTTGATGGATTTACAGAAAAAACTTAAAGATGTAAATGAGGAAGAGAAGAAAGGACCTACTTCCGTAACTAATAATGCACTTTTTGTTGGCAGTACAGCAGATTTACAAAAAATGCTAAAAAACGTCAACAAAGAACTAAATAGTTAAAAAAGAGAAATGGCTGCCACTCCTACAATTAATATTGTAATTCCCCAAGGTGCAGACTTCAGTGAAGCATTTACTTCCAAAGAGTCTGATGGCACCCTTTCAGACCTTAATGGATATACTGGTGTATCAAAGGTAAAGAAATATTCGGGGTCACCAACTGCTTATGACTTCACAGTTGGTATTAATACTGTTACCTCAGAAGTCTCTATTGCAATGACAGCAGCAGTAACTGTCGCTATTAAACCAGGAAGATATTATTATGATATTGTTCTAACATCGTCAGGTGGTAGTGTTTCAAGAATGGTGGAAGGATCTGCTATGGTGACTGCAGGAATTTCGACTTAATCAAATGCCGGTTATCAAGAAATCAGCCTCTGGTTCCAATAACGTAACTGTTAGTGGTTCTTCATCTAATGTGATAAGGAGTGCATCTTCAACTTTATCTGTCACATCATCAACAACATCTCCAAGTACGGTAACTTCAACATCAACTTCAATAGTCAACATAATAGAGAATGTAGAATTTACGGAATTGAGAAGATTGAGAGATGTAAATTTTGGGGATTTGGATTCTAGTAAGGATGGTTTTATTGTTTCATATAATGAAACAAGTGACAAACTTGAATTAATTTCAGCGGATGATTTACTTGTTGAAGCTGTTGCAGATAATGATTTACCTGATGTATTTGTAGAGCAAGTTGTAGAAGAAGCTTCCTCACTTACTGGTAGTATTGATGGTGGTTCATTTGTATGAGAACTACAAGATTACTAGAGGACACCAATTTTGGTAGTTTGGTTGGTAAGAATAAGTATGTTTTGAAGTACAATGCGACCAATAACAAATTTGAATTGGCAAATATAGATTTGAAACTTATCCAATCTGCAACAGATGATGATGTAGCAGATAGGTTCATCGAAGTTATTGAACCTTTTATTGATGTTGATGTCACAGAAGATTATGGCACGTTCTAAATAGTAAAAAATATCTCTCAAATGAATGACTTAGGAGATTTCTTCTCCCTAATTGGAGAGGAGAAGAAGAAAAATGAAGAAAAGAATAAAGAAATAATTGGAGAGGTATCCCTTGGCGACCTTTTCACAAGTCTGAGTGAAGAAAAAAAGAAGATAAAGCAAAAAAGACTAAAAGAAGAAAAAGAATTAGAAAAAATTAAAAAAGACGCCAAGATATTTGAATCTTTCTTATTTTCAGAGGCACCATCAACTCAAGAAAAAACTACAAAGGCAGTAGGTATTCTTGAAACAGAATTAAAGAATTTAAAAAATACCTCATATAAGTCAATTGATAGATTGATGAAAGGTATTTGTGCGGATTATAATATTACTCCACAACAATTACACGATGGGTTTAAACAAAAACATAATCTGATTCCCGACGAATGGATTAAACAACAAAATGAGGAAGTAGATACCACTGATTGGAAAGATAATTACAAACCTTATGAGATTGAGTCTGAAGATATAATCAAACCAGAACCACTTCAACCAACTCCAGGTTCAGAAAAATTTGAGGAAGAAGTAGAAATCTCAGAAAATATTGAGAAGTCGATGGAACTTCTGGATAAGTTGATTCCAGAGGAAGAAAGGATTAATGACTCTGAGACAGAGATGTCTAGACTCAAGAGAGAAGTAGACCAATTAAGGAAGATGGTCTATGAGACTGTCAGAACTGCTACTGCTCAAGGAGGAGGTGGTGAAGTTCGTCTTGAGTTCTTAGATGATGTTGACAGAGATGCAGCAAAAGTCAATAATAAAGTTTTGATGTATCAGTCATCCACAGGGAAGTGGATTGGTACTGATGCTGGAAGTGGTGTTGACCTTGGACCTCTTTCAGATATTGCTGCTACTGACCCAACAACAATCACAGATGGTTATTCATTGGTATTTGATTCTTCATCTGGCCAGTTTATTGCAACCTCTGGTGCCTCTGGAAACGCAACATCTATTGCAGGTTATGCTATCACAGGTACTCCCACAGACGAAAAAGTTCTTATCTTCAACGAATCTGGAAGTCAGTGGGAATACGAATCACCATTTACTATTGTGGACTTGTCAGATGGTGTATTGGATGGGCAGCAAGACTTTGGCGCATTTGAATAAATAAACATATAGGTTTAAGAAAAAACATGGCTTCTCCAACCCTTAAATTTAAAAGAGGTGCCTTTGCAGACCTCCCAACACTTGCAGTTGGTGAACCAGGTTTTACTACAGATAAGTATCAACTGTACATCGGTTCTCCTGCAGGTAACCAATTAATTGGTTCTGGTAATTTTTGGAATGCGGAAGATACTACGAAAGGTGGTGGGATTAAATTATATGAAGCAACAAATAATGGTACAGATTTTGTTGAACTTCAGGCTCCTGCAACACTCACAGGTATTCAAACTTTCACAGTTCCTGGAACTGATGGTTCTGCCAACCAAGTTCTTTCAACTAATGGTTCTGGAGTACTTTCATTTGGAGACCTCAATGTATCAGTAATTGATATTGATGGGGCGACAGATATTGGTGCTGATATCACCGATTCTGACCTCTTCATTATTGATGATGGTGGTGGTGGTACAAATAGAAAGACTGCCGCATCAAGACTGAGAACTTATGTTCTTGGTGGTGCATCTGGTGGTACTTTTAGTGACATTACTGTTGGTTCTGCCGTTACTATTAATAGCAGTGGTATTTTTGCTCCAACAGGTGTTGTAACTGCTTCATCTTTTGTTGGCGATTTAACAGGTGACGTTACTGGTAATGCAGATACTGCTACTGCTGCAGATACTGTTGAAACAATTTCAAATTCAACTGATGCAACTCAATACCTGACCTTTGTAGCTGACAATAATGGTTCTGCTGCAGCAGAAGTAGTTAGAACTGATTCAGGTCTTACATACAATCCAAGTTCAGACCTTCTGACCGCAGGTGCTGTTACTGTTACCAATAATATTACTGCAAATGGTAATATCGTTGGTGACAATTCTACAAATATTTCTGGTATCAATTCTGTAACTGCAACTATTGTATATGCAGCAATTGATACTGATTCACTTACAGTTGGTTCAGGTGCTGTAACGAATATTCTTGATGAAGACAATATGTCTTCTGACAGTAACACTGCTTTGGCAACTCAACAGTCCATTAAGGCATATGTTGATTCACAAACTGCTGGTGTTGCTGTTACCTTTGCGGTTGCTGCAGATTCTGGTTCTGGAATTACAACAACTGGTACTAAACTTACTTTTAGTGGAACCAGTAATGAAGTTGAAACTTCAGTTGCAGCAGGTCCAAATGGTCAGGTTGTTACGATTGGTCTTCCAAATACAGTAAATATTACCACAGAACTGAATGTTCCAACTGTTGATGTTGGAGCACTAAGAGCTTCTGATGGAACTGCTGCTCAGACTATCGCGGATTCATCTGGTAAAGTTACCACCTCGACAGACCATGAAGTACAAGGTACATTTACCGCTGCTGGTCTTGCAAACCTTCAGGGTAATGTTGACATTGGCAACGCAACGTCAGATACAGTCACAGTCACTGCAAGGGTTGACTCCAACTTTGTCCCTTCAACTGATGGTGTTAGAAACCTTGGTTCTGCTTCACTTGCATGGGATCAAGGTTATATCGACAGACTAAATGGTGAGAGTATTGCAGTCACGGGTATTGCTACTGCTAATGAGTTTAAGGGTGCTTCTCTTAATATGACTGGTGGTGGTACATTTGGCGGTAACGTCAGTATTGCCGGTAATCTTTCTGTTGGTGGTTCTGTAACGAACATCGATGTTGAAGACTTAAGAATCGTTTCTCCTGTTATTGAACTGGGTCTTGAGAGACTTGGTGATGGTTCACTCCAACCACCATCTAATGTAACCACTAAAAACAGTGGTGTTGCAATGTACTACAACCACGTTGGTATTAACTCTACCAACGCTAAGATTGCGGCAATGTTCGCCAAAATCAGAGAAGGTGGTGATATGAGAATCGGTTTTGCTACCGATGTTACTATTACCACTGTTGGAGCTGGTGACTCCATTGCTGTTGTTAACGCATGGGCAGACATTGAAGCAAGAGGACTTTGGATTAATGACTGTGCTGGTGTTTCTCAGGTAATTTCTTGTAGTAACTCTACAAGATTCCTTGAAAATATCACTGTTGATGGTGGAACATTTAGTTGATAATCCTTACAAGACAATAAATAGAGGGGTATCGATACCCCTCTTTTTTTATGGAGCAAGCTGAACTAAATTTTTATGTAACTACATTACAAAAGAAAATGAATGATTACTTTACTCAAAGCATTGTTCTAGAATCAAAGATTCAATATCAGAATGAAATAATTCAAAAACAACAATTAAAAATTGAGGAGTTAAAAACTTCTTGTGAGGATTATGAAAGTCAAGTAGAAGGTCTTTCTCAAAAATTGAAGGAAGAGACATCTAAGCCAATTCCACTTAAGACTGCAGTAAATCGTTCAAAAAATAAAACATCTCAAGAGTCAGACGGTGGGTCTTTCTGATAAATAACTTTATCTGTTATATAACAGATTAAAGGTATATACCGCTCGATATAATGGCAAATCCAAAGATTAAGTTTAAGCGATCTGCTGTCGCTAATAAGAGACCTTCATTATCAAATTTAGAGTTAGGCGAGTTAGCTCTAAACACTTATGATGGTAAACTTTTTACCAGACAAGACACTAGTGGTGTCGGAATTGCCACGACGGTAACTTTAATCAACCCTTGGAATGAGGCGTACGGAGAAGATAAAATATCTTATGGTGGTACTGTTACCACTGGTGATATTAATGTAGAAGACCTTAGTGG